CTGCTATCAATATTGTTGAGTCTGGCACAAACATGGCATACCATAATAGATAACCTGCAGCCGATGTTGACTTACCAGTCTGGCGAGGCATGAGACTGATACTGAATCTATAATTGTGATAATTGTGGATCAGGCGTTTTTGATAGTCCCAGGGATGATACTGTATCTTGCCTTTTACCGGATGCTGTATGAAAAAAAAGTTATCCATAAAGTAAAGATAACCACCCACAGGATCCATACAAGTGGCCAGTTCGGCCTGTTGATCCAAGGACCAATGGCTGCGAACATAAGGGCTCTTGATTATCTCTACTGTGTTTTTACTCATGTAGGTATTTACTACCAAAGATCTATCACTGCAAATAGATCTTTGACAGTTGTTCAATGGTGCTATCAGTGGTGGCGTCGTCGTGCTTGATACCTATGCCGCCTTTGGCCTGCCATTTGGCTATCTTTTCTCCGTGATCATCTACCAACACATTGGGTCTGCCACCCTTCATAGCATACCGGTGTTTGTCTGAAGTAAAGATAGCATCTTGGCTCACACCTGGCGTGTGTCGATCTAGCCAGCGGCGCTTGCCTGCTGTGCTGGCTTCGTGTCTCATGCGCAATGGTGCCGACAAGATTGTGTAAGGTATTTTGTGTTGGTGTAGCCAGGACAAGAGTTTTGCGCCACCGCGTAGCATGGGCAAGGTGGCAAAAAATTCTTCTACAAACTCGTCGCCTTTGTCAACCAGTTTCATGATGTTGGCTGTTTGTGCAGCCACATCGCCCATGTCTCGATAATTTTTGAATCCAAACATCTTGGCCCACTGCAGGAAGAAGTCAGCCTGCACACCGTCCATGTCTAGATACAGATGCGGCTTGGGTTCTTGTTGCGATTCCGATTCTCCCACATTGTATGTGGGATCGGTTTTTTGACGCCGCATACCTTTGGGTTGGCTGGGATCTACAGGATCTATATCGGTAGTGGTCAATCCTGTGCGTTCTAAATCTTTTATATACTCGTGCTCGGCTTCTTCGCTGCCAAAGTTAATGATGGCGCTGGGCGGCCCTTGGCCAAAGTCATGCCGGCCGAGGCCTTTGAGATTGCTGATATGCTGGCCTAGTTTGTACCAATCGTACACATCACTGACACCCACACGTACTGTGCCTGCAGGCATGGTAGGTTTGAATTCAGGACCAGGCGGTGTGGCATTGGGGTCGTAGTCTTCTCTACGGACGAATTCTTTAGCTCTCATTTGACTTCCTGTACATTGCCCACCAAGGCAGTATAACCAAACTGATCCTTGACCAAGCGTCGGGCAAGATTGGCATTGGGCGCAGTGATGGTGGTGTCTATCATCTGTGTATGTCCCACTTGTTTGATTTTAACACGCACCCGAAACAGTTTCATGTTTTTTGGCAAGAACTCACTGGCTTTCATCGTAGTGCCTTTCGCCGGTGAGTGTGGGTTTGGCAAACCAAAGTTTGAACCATTCTTTGGTACCAGGTTTGATATTGCGCTCGCGTTCAACGCGTCTTAGGTCTGCTGCTAGATCTGGTTTGACTGCCGAGCAATCATTGCTGGACACTGGCTGATCCAGACCCGCAAGACGCTTGATGTCAGCCAGGCTGGTATCAACCGGGGTAAGTTCTACTTTTTTTTGAAGTTTCGCAGCAGAGTATGGATCAAACATCATCCAGTATTTAGCACTGGATTATTTGATATCCATTGGGCGTTTTTTGCGCAATAAAAATGCGTAGTGCTGATCCTGTATTTTTTCGTCGGTATCTTTTCTGTTGTACTCTAGGGTCATGATTTGATTGATTTCTAGATCAAATCCCGATTTGAAAAATAACGCTGCCCACATTTCTAGTGTGAGAATGCTGTATACACCTTTGGTCATTTCGTGCTTGGCAGGCTGCTGTGGACAAGGAACTTCTATGTACAAAGGCGCCTTTTGCTTGAGTATTCGATTGTATTCCATGAGTGTGAAAAACGGGAACACGCTGTGTTGGATACATTGTCTCGCAAAGATAAAATCCACCGACTCATCTTTGTTGGGTAGAAAACTGATGTCTCTGCGATCAAAATTAAGTTCTCTTTGTTGTAGCCCGCGTATGGTATTGAGGTTGTAATCTAGACTGCAGATGTTGTTGTAGCCATGCTTGCGCATTTCAATTTGGAAATAACCATATCCAGAACCCACATCCTTGATATCTGCGTCTTTGGCAATGTTCAACGGTAGCACTACATTTTCGATCACTTGAGCAGTGATTTTTTCATCGCGCTCGTTGGGCAGATGCTCTTCTAACTGCGTGTAGATAAATTCGTTGTAGAATTTTAGTTTGATGGGTTCTAGCATAGTGTAGTTAGTTATGCTAGATTATTTTACTTTTTAGATTTTTTTGGTCTTCCCAGGGTCATTGGTTTTACCTGTGCCACGGGACTGGTACGATTGACCGAATCCAGTTCTTGGCTGCGCAGATCACCGTTATTGAGATTGCGATGTTGACTGCCCACCGCTGCCAGGGCCACACGCATCATGTTATCTTCTTCGGCAGTATAGGGCGCGGCAACATTGTGACGGCCTACCCAGCTTTCGTCATTCATGTCCACTGGAGATAGTGTGCCGTCGGCCATGGCAGCTGCCATCATTACTCGATTCAATTCGTAGATCCTATCCTGCCCTGAATCATTGGCAAAGGTTCTCAGTCCTTTAGAGGCTTGATGATATATCTTGGGTATTTTGCCTTTTTGCTCGGCTATGAATTCACGTGCTCTCATTGTGCAGGACCCAGACCTTGGAACTTTCTAACAGGACTGATCTTGCCAGTAGTGGGTGATTCTTGACTGGCTGCTGTAGATAATTGTTTAGCACCGCCTACATTCATCATGGCCAATGCTTTTTTCATCAACGCCACTTCGCTTTCATCGTAGGCCACAACGATCATACCATCGCCCCAGGGCGACTCGCGATGGAATGTGTCCATGCCTTCTTTTTCCAGTGCTTCTTTAGCACCAGCACCTGCTAGTGCTACGCCATAGCGATACTGCACATAACTATTTTGATTGGGCAATCCTGGAATGATAAATGTGGATGGCAGTGCGTCTGCTACACCGGGTTGCAGACTGCCGTGAGCTTGCTCACTGATAAACTCACGGGCACGCATTTTATATTAGTGTTTGTCCACCAATGACACCGGCCAATGCTGAACTGGCTGTGCCTAGTTCTGTGGCTGTGTATCCACTGCCTACGACGGTAACTTTGTTTTGAGCGCCGCAGTAGACATCGCGTGTGGTAGCGGCAGGAATTTGTATAGGAGCAGTATAAAGATTTCCAGCCGGTGTTGTATTGCCAATAACCACATTGGCGTTGGCGTAAATTGAGCCATCCACCAGGGCCATTTGATACACCTGATAAGTTACCGCGGTATTGGTGCTGATGCGTAGTTTATCGGTATAAACTGTTGCGTTGCTGAGACTGGTATAGACGTTGACTGCCATTTTATTTTCCTTTGATTACCACTTGCGGCACGACCAATAACGTGCCTTCCAGCGCGGGCCTGGATTGTCACAGTTGTGTCTTGCACGGAAACTGCGGCGACGTGCTGGGTTAGATTTTTTGATACGCATATTGGGATCGCCAAAGTTGACCTTGACAACATTACCGTTGGGCTTCTTGACATAGACCTTGAACTTTTTCACATCGCCTTGCATGGGTTTGCCTAAAGAAACTTTACGTCCTTGGTACTCGGCTTCTTCTAAATCTGCACTGGTCATGGTACCTTCTTGATCAGCAGTGAGATCTTCCTTTTGGATCTGCGCCTGGGATAGGCCTTTACGTGCAAGATGTCTTGCTTTATGTTTAATAACATTACCAAATTGATCTTTGTCTGTGATTTTTTCGTCTGGGGTAAAAGGAATGTCTTTGTCTGCTCGGCGATCGATTTCTGCTTGCTGTGCTTCTATTTCTTTTTGAAGTCTTTCTGCTTCTGCGCCATATTCTCGGGCAGCATCAGCCATGGATCGACCTGATAGAGATTTGAATCGCGAATCAATTTTGTCTAATGCAGATTTTGCATCAGCAACATATCCATAGCCTTCCAACAATGCCACGCCACGATCGTCTAATTCTATAACGATACCGTCGTCGACACATTCAGTGATATAGCCAGAGATCAACATTTCATCTCTAGCGATTTCAATTTCAAATACATCACCCACTGCTGGCTTGGTAAGATAGTCTTCGGCTTCGGTGAGATAATCTTTTAGGCTGCGCATTATCCTGCTTGTCCTTTGAGCGTGGTAATATCATTGTCGCCTTTGTAGCCTTTGGCATACTGCAGTTTCATGCCATTGAGACCACCACTGAGTCGATTCACCAACTCATCAACATCGCCGTATTCTGTGGCATCTGCTGTGTTGCCGGAATTTTCTTCAGTGACTGCTTCCTCGGCACAGGTGCTGGAATCATACTTTTGATACATCTCGCGACCCATGCCAGCCATTTTCAGCAGTTCAACCAAACTCTGTGCATCGTCTTGCGTAGCTGTCACTGTAACAGTATCGTCGCCTGCGCTGCTTTGATTGGTGCTGACTGTGATGTCTTCCGCTACCATTTGTTGGAATTGGCTTTCAAAAGATTCGTAGACACCTTTGCCATAGTAGCCGCCTGAAGATTTGGATTCTTCGGCTTCGTCGACTTTTTCTTTGTCCTCGTCTTTTTCTTCGCTATCTTTTTTGTCGTCGTACTCGATGTCTTTCTTGACTTCTTCCCCATCTTCTTCTGCATCTTCGTCGCGCTTTTCAGCATCAGTTTTGTCATGATCACGTTTGTCGTCGTACTCCACATCCTTGGCTACTTTTTCGGCAGCCTTTTCTGCTTTGTCGTCTTTCTCGGCATCTGACTCTTCCTTGACTGGCATACCAGCCAATGCTTTCATGCGCTCCAATACAGCAATGGTTTCGTCAATTTCTTTGGTACTGAAATCCTGACCGAAGGCCTTGAATGTATCTTTGCCAGATTTCTCGGCTGCTGCATCCTGCTGTTTAAGATATTCGCCTTTGCTGACTTCGTCGAGATCTGCTTCTTTCATAGGCAACTCAAGTGCCATGTCTTTGGCTCGTTGTAGCACACGCTGACCAGGATCTTTGATATCTTTTTTATAATCCTGTGTCATGGTTTTGGTTAATGTGGGATCACCGGGCTCTTGCCAAGGTAAATCTTTGCCCGACAGGATACCTTCGTCCATGTCTGCATTTTTCTTCTTCCATGCTGTGGCATAAGCGATGGATTTTTCTTGTGGTGTAAGTTTGCCATCTTTGGCATAGCCTTGCTTGATATGCTTGACCATGCGCTCATACTTGTCACCTGGGGGTGCTTTTTCTGTCATGGGAGCAGCAAAGTTAGCGACTTCTACACCTTCTACCATAGCGCGGCACTTGGAAACGTTGCCTTGAAATGCAACACCAGGATAGGCTGCACGGATTTCGCGCTTCCAAGAAGGATATGATTCTGCAATCATCATGTTGGCTGCTGCAATTCCTTCATTGACTGCACGGCTGAATTTTTCGCCGCCTTTCATGCCCCAGGTTGTGCCTTTGTGCTTGGGCAGTTTGTACTGGCTGGCCTTGGGAGGTTTGCCGCCCCAGGGTAAACTTGCAGAAGTCTTTTCAGATTCTTTCTTCTTGGGACGACCGCGACCACGTGGCTCATCTGATTCTTCGTCATCGTCTTTGTCATTTTCCCAGTCTATCTCTTTGGCTTTGTGTTTGATGCCTGTGGCTGTTTTAGTCACAGTGCCACCTTTGTGAGTCTTTTCTTGTTCGCCAAGTGTGACTCCTGCTGCGTTACGACCGTCATCGCCAGTGTCGGGCATATTGACATTGGCCTCCCCTAGAGGAGGATCATAGGCTCCCATTTCATCGTTACTCTGTGGATCAGTGACCATACCTGCTTCATCCATCTTGTCATAGCGAGTACGAATCTTGGCCATGGTCTCTTTGCTGGCGTGATCACGTCCGGCTTTTTGCAAAGCTTTCATGCCTTCTTCGCCATATTTTTTCTTGCCAAGATATGCTTGTAGTGCAGATTCATCCATGGCATCTTCTTCAACGCTTTCTTTGGCACGCAGTTTAGCTAGTACTGCACCAGCTACTCTTTCACCGGCTTCTTTGCTGCCATAACGCTCACCAGCCGACTTGGCAATTTTTTCAAAGTTTTTTCCAGGCTTGCCAATGTCTTTTCCAGCACTGGCCTTCTTAGCACTGTAACCAACTTCAGCCACAGGTGTTAGATTCAATCCACCCGAATAGTTTTCGTTCAGGATAGATTTTGTTCGATTGATGCTTTCTACCAGATTGTCTGCTTGATTGGCCATGGTGCCCGAGGGTGTTATCATAGCAATACCAGCGTGTTTAAGTATGCTACGCAGCTCTGGAGATTCTTTTACTTCTTTCTTATCTGCTGCTGCTTTTTTCATTGATTCTTTTTTGTTGCCATCTTTGTCTAGATCTAAGAAGTCTGGCTTGTCGCCTTCCATAACTTCTTCTTCGGGACACTCGCAGTGGCTTTCATACATGCCGCATTCGTTGCATTTTTCACCATGTACACCTTCGCTCACAGTCTTGAAACCATATGCCTGAGTGTTGTTGGCCGCATCACGATAGTGAGGATCTTTTTCAGCAATGGCTTTGAGTTTGTCTAATACGTTGTAAATGTTCATGATTATTTTCCTACGTTGATGGTCATATCGCCGGCATGCACTTTGGCAGGGCGGCTTACTCGACTGAAAGGACTGGTGTTGTCCTGTGGCAAGTCATTGGTGGTTTTTGCTTTGGGTGTTTTACCACCTGCTACTTCAAACTTTGCGCCGTCTTTGGCTGCTTCTGCTGCCATGGCAGCATCTCTAGTGGCATAGCGTTTGCTGAGTTCTTTTTGCTCGGCACTGGGTGCGCCTAGGTCTGTGGTCATTAACAAAGAATCTTTTTCGCTGGTTTTTTCTGTGTCCAACTGTCCTTCAGCATCCTTTTCAATGCTGTCGTCCCACTTGCGATCCACTACCACAATGTTGGCAGTTGGCACACCGCACAGATGTACCTGCTGCTGGATCTCATCTAGGCTGGCAGGATACTTGAATGTAAAATCAATGATGTTGATTTCTGTGTTTTTCAAGCCAGGAAAATCCGAAGGTGTGGCCAGGATAGGCGTTTTTTTAGCCGTGCTCATTGACACCACATCGTACTTGTCTAGGCGTTGCTTGATATCTGCCTGACATTTGGCATCCAGTTCACCGGCAATTTTTATGCGGTAACTGAACTCCCTGGCATCTTCTATTAAGTATTCTTTAAAACTTTTCATAGGTCATTCCTAGGTTATGATTTATTTAGCGTTTTTAATGTTTTACTTCGCCTTCTTTTAGTCTACGCATGAGTTCGTTGCGATCTAAAATCACGCCTTCTGCTGTGGGTATAGCAGTAGGGCCGCTGAGTAAATCTTCTGATTGGCGCAGTTGATCGCCTTTGAGCTTGGCGTGTTTGAGTTGCAGGTCGATTTGACGTAGTTTTTTGTTTACTTTGGCTGTTTTGGCAGTGATAGCGTGGCCCAGCATGGTGCCAGCCACAGCAAATATCTCACTTGCGTATCTGCTGTCCACTTGCATACCCAGATTCATCAAATCTTCGTAGCTTTCTTTGGCCAAGCCCACAAGTTCGTCAATTTCCGTGTCGGCTGCTTCCAGGCCCTTGACTGCAGGCAGCGCTGACTCTATGCGCTCTAAGTTGGCCAATGCTGTGGCAGTAACGGGCACATCTTCCGATTCTATCTGCACAGCAGGAGTTTCCGTTACTGTTTCTTCGTCCTGCGGTAATTCAAACAATTCTTCTAATTTTTTGGTCACCTACGACCTCCTTGATAAAATATGTCTTCTTCTGTGACTACTCTAAAAGTAAGGCCTTGACGTTTACACCAAGCCTGGGCCGCTGCCCACTTGGCATAGTTGATGGCCACGGTCATGCGTTCTCTGTTGCTGGCCTTGCTTTCAATGATACTTTGCTTCTTGGGCTTGATTTCCACTACCTCAGTGCAGATTTGATTTTTCTTGTTGAGATACTGCACCAGAAAATCAGGCACATATATGGTCTGCTTGCCTGTCACGGGGTTTTGATAAGGAATGCGTATGCTTTCGCTGGCCCATTTGATGATGTTTTTGTTGTTGTCGCAGAAGTTCATAAAACTCAACTCCCAGCCTGAACGATATCTGGGACGACCTAGGCCTACATACTTGTCGGGATTTTGGGGTACAAATTCCCCTTGAGCAAACTTGGACATTTCAATCTAGTATGGTCCTGGTCACGTAGTAGTTACTGCTGAACTTGCGCACAGTACCCAACAGTGTGCTGGTGCTCTGGATCTGATTCAACCAATAGGCCATCAGCGTGTCAATGGTTATGCCCTGGCTGTTGTCGATCTGCTGCAAGAGATCTTGCACAGTGATGTTTTCACCGTTGCTCTGAAAATTTGCTGCAATCCTAAAAAGATTGTCTGTAAACGCAGCTGCGGCTTCTTTGCTGTCAGCGGTTTTTTCAAAATATCCCAGAGTATAATCATAGGTATCTTGATCTACACCGTAGCCATAGATGCCGTCGTAGGCAGCATTGAACTGCTGATACACAGCACTGGTACGATCTTTCACATTGTCGGGGTTGTTCACTGAAGGCATATGAATATTTACCTTGTGTATTTTACCAAACTAAGGATTAGTTGCCGCCGCTGATTCTAGGTGTGTTATTCTGCGGAACAGTGTTGGTGTTGTTGCCCTTGGGCGGTGTGGGGAAGAAAGTGCTTAGAGTTTTGTTGATAGCTGGCACTTGATTTCTTATCACTGTTTCGACCCCTTGACTCAAGATCTGGGTGCCAACCTGCGTGACTTCTTGCTTGGCTATGGATTTCAAACTCTTGTCTTTGAATGTCTGATATGTACGAACACCTTGCAGCACAGCACCGATAGGGTTGCCTGCTGCCAGATCATTCAGTATGCCTTGTCCGGCATCCAGCAATCCGCCTTTGCCTAGTATGGTTGCATTGCCTCCGGGTCTTGTGATTGCGCTGGAAACTTGATCATAGTCAGCAGTCCTGCCAAAGAACGGCGGTGCGCCTGCCTTGGTGGCGCCATTGAGTGCGCCGGAATAGTATTTGACCAGCTCGTACTTGATGGTCATGGTATTCTGCATGGTTTCGCCGCCGGCAGCATAGTCGTATGTGTCATGTGCAAAATCTGTGATCACAGGATTTATCAATGTGTAGGCACTGTAGTTGTGCTGATTGAATCCAAAGATAGTGATGTCATTGAAGAAGTTGGTGGACGCACCAGGCTGATTATTCACAGGTGAGCCACGTCCTTCGCCTACCAAACCAAAGTCTCCAATCTGGCGCTCGCCTGCATAGATGTCGTTTGAGTTATAACTAAATCCTGCAAATGTTGGATCCGACCCCGGGCTGCCGTTGCTGGCAGGAATGCCGTTGTAACTGTATTGGCTGTCTTTGATGTAATACTGATAATAGGCATACCACATCTGACGAACTAGATCACTGTTGTCATCGTGAAAAGTTATTTGTACAGGATTGTAATTGATCTTGGTGTTGGCATAGCGTTTGCGATTGTACTGATTGAGTTCTTCTACCTGGAATTGATAACTGGGCAATTGCACGCTCTTGACTGTTTTGCTAATAGTGGTATTGGCTTCGCCCAGCAGTTGCGTGATTCCTGGAATCTGGCCGTTGATGTTGAACACACAATGGAATAGAAACTTGACCTTGGGCGCATAAGCAAATGCGTTAGGTACAAATGTTTTTGATGCGTGTTGATAGTCCTTGAGCTGAGGACCGGTGATCCCGCTCAAGAACCCTTTTATGAAGTCATTACCGAAGGCCATCAAGCCCTCCTAGATTAGCCGCCAGTTTGACCTGCGCCAGTTATAGAACCAAGAGCTCTACTGACTGCTCCGCCCAACTGTTGACCAACGCCGCCGCCTGTGGTGGGGTCAACGCCTTGCAGTGCATTATCAAATCTAATGCTTAGAGAAATAGTTACTGGCTCACTGGAACCATAGTTCAAATCATTGTAATTAGCACTGGCAAGATAGCAGCCCAGCAAGTTCCATGTTTCCAATACCACTGGCTCCAGAGCACCGTTGCCGCCGTCTAGTATTTCGCACTGCATGGAAAACTTGTAGTTTACACCTGCTGTGGCACTGGCTTGCTCATAGAAATCCAATTGTTTCTGCAGTTGCTCGCCTACTAATCTTGTAACCGAACCCGAAGCATCATCGCGAACGTTCAATGTCGTGGCTTCCCATGAATGTTTTCCAGGCAGATACACTGTGGAATTGTAAATGGGTATGGTCATTTCTTCAAATGAAACACTGGGTCTAGCAAAGTCAATGACTTGCTTGGTTAATTCTGTGGTTGCTGTTGTAACACCAAAGCCGTAGAGTAGTACACGGAATCGGTACTTGAGCTTGGGCATCAACAGGCCTTGATTACCTTGACCTTCGATAGGTACTGTTAGGTTCTGCAAGCTCTGTACGGTCTGTGATGAAAGTGGCATTTCGATTTCTCCTGTTACTGTTATTTAGCCCTGGGTCCGGAAGCTAAAATAAGGGTTGCCCCTTATTTTATGCTCCTGCCGAGATCTCTCCTGTGTTCTTGACACGGATCGGTATGTAGATAAATTCAACTGTTTTAACTGGCTCAACAGCAATATCAACATACAGTTCGTTGCGATCCACACGCTCAGGTGTGTTGTTTGATTCATCGCACACTGCCAAGTAATCATAAAGACCGCGTTTTGCTACCAAATCATTCAACAGTGTTGTCACTGTGGCCAAGACCTGGCTGCGTGTAAATGCATCGTTGGGCTCAAACAAGTATGGTTGTACTGCTGTGGCCAACTGTGTACGCAGATAAACAATCAAGCGTGCCACGTTCACACGGTTTAGTGCAGATCCCACATTGTAACGTGTCTTCTGACCATAAGCAGTGATGCCTGTGCCAGGAATAAACGTGATAGGATTGATGGCGTTTTCATACAAGATGTCACGCAGGTCGCGGCCCATATTGGTTTGTGTGAACTCGCCAGTCTGACCGTTGATATAACCAATGCGTGCAGCATTATCTACCACACCACGACGTGTGCCAGCAGGAGCAAACCATGGATAGCTGGCTTCGTCTGAACGTACATATGTACGCAACATCATATGGCTGGGCGGTTGTACCACGATCGTGCCATCTGTGTTGTTGGTCTGGCAAGAAGGATAGTATGTGGCCACATAAGGATCCCCTGTGGTCACATAATCTTCGGGCAACACCTGTGCACCGGCCAAATCATTGGTGGCATAGATCTGCAGAGGCTGGCTTGTTGCAGGCAGTCTCATGGGTGTGTCACCAATGATGAACGCTGTGTTGCTGCGATCATTGTTGAGCACTACCAAGTTCTGGATCAACTCAGGATACTGTGGGCAGGCCAGCAGGTTGAATATGCGTGCATCTTCGCGAGCCTCTGAACTGACATCAATGGCAGCACGCAGAGCCTGTACAATCAAAGCACGCTGTGCTTTGCGTCCAGCATACATAGCGCCGTTGTCACGCAGGCCAGATGCTGTGACCCAGGTATACGAATACGTAGGCAAGGTCTGATCAGGATACTTCTGTGCTGTGAAGTAGTTGGTGGTAAAGGCCTTGACGTTAAAGCCCGAACGACGCATATTCCAAAGCAAGATACCTTCAGGATATAGATCAGGATCTGGAGCATCCAAGTCCAAGTAATCACTGTTCAACAAACTTTGGATAGTAGGTACAGGATCGTTCACAGGGTCAACTGTGCCTGCGCTGGCCCAACGTGCATCAGCAAACAAGATGCCGTTTTGGCTGGTCTGATCGGCATTGTCAATCAACACCCACTGATAATCACCGGGTGCTACTTCTTCCCAACGCTTGACGATGGGATAGTTGTCAAGGTCGCTGGTGTCAATCCACAACTGACCCACTTGATCTGTCAGTTGGATTTCACTACTGTTGACCGTGATAGTTGTGGGCTCAGTGGGACTGATGATAGGACCTGTTTCGTTGAGTCCTGTGCTGAGATTGTAGCCACGGATGTCTGCTGTGACATTGTAGTAACCTTTCCAAACACCGCCATCTTTGATCATGATGTCAACTTGATCAGCAGCTGAGTAGTACCAGTATGTGCCGTTGTCAGGCAAGCGATCAGGTGCTGTGGGCTGATAGTAAACTTCTGTGCCCAGCGCCCAGGTGCTGCCGTCTACCCAGTTACTGAGTTCAACCACATCGCCGTCGCCGCCTAGGCCAGTGCTGCCAAAGTAGTTGTTGGTCTTGGCATTGACTGTTACAGTGGTTGCTGCACCATCGTTGGGCACAAAGCCTGCGATGCTGACCACTGAACTGTTGACGCCACCATCTTGCAGCAGGATACTGCCACCATATTCATGTGACAGCACGATGTAACCCTGAGCATTGACTTCAGCAGTGACGCCGTCTAGATTGGCACCCGACACAGCTGTAACAAAATCCTCAGCGCTGTAAGTGCCGCCAACTGTACACTCTACAGGAGTAGCATATGAGCTGGATCCCTTGACGCTGGCACTGATATAGAAAGTCTTATCTGTGGAACTAGTAAAGTCAGGATCGGCTGCTACGCCTTGTGCATTGGTAGCACCTGCTGCATAACGCTGGAATAACTGCATACC